GGTTACGAAATGCTATATTGAACAAGGAAGTAATCGTTAGAACATTCAAAGATAAAACAGGGAAGTACGGCAGGTATATAGGTGAGGTGTACCTAGGGAGTACTAACATAAACACGGAGCTTGTAAAGCAAGATTTGGCGGAGTTCAAAGACTACTGAGGGTAATATGGATATTATTGTGGAGCTAGATGAGCAAGAAATAAATGACTTGGAAGAGCTAGAATATATGGTGAGTGGTCATTTAAACTTTCCAGAAGGGGAGCAAGTATTACAAAAGATACTTAAACAATGTAAGGATAAATAATGGAAGCAAGCATTTCAATTCAGGATTTACAAGAGCAGATTAAGTGGGAAGAGAAGTGTAGCAACGAGGGCATAGAGAAGTACGTCCATAAACAGAAGATGTTAACAGAACAAAACAAAGGGGAGTTAACAGATGTGACACAGATTCTATTAAAGGACAGAGTGATAGAGTTTGGTAAGTTGCTAGAAGAAACTATTAACCAGAAGTTGAAGAAGACAGGGCGTGAAAAATACAGCCGGTTGGTTCAACTATCAGCGATAAACTACATGGAGGGAGAGGCTGTATACGATTATAATAAGGTAGCACTAGTAGCTATTAAGATTATAATGAAGGAACTATACAGGAAGGATCGACCAGCCAGTAGAGCTGCTGTGATATCAAAAGTAGGCATGACTCTTGAGACTGATTTGAAGTGCTTGTTGTTTAAGAATAAGTTCCCTCGTTACTATCAAAAGATAGAAGAAAGTTTAGCGGAACGAGATGCTATGTCTTACGTACAAAAGCTACGGATCATACACAAGAAGTTTAAAGACTTTAATATGGACTGGCACGATTGGACAGTGCTACAGAGAACAGGAGTAGGGTTAATTGTATTTGAGCATGCTTTACTTGTGTTAGATGATGTCCTATGCGTTTGTATGAGAAGATATGGTGCAGGAAAGCCTCAACAATATGTGGAGACTAGAGAAGGCTTTATGAAGTGGGCTAATATGGTAGAGATTGAGAAGGCTAAGATACATGGAACACCAATGCCTTTAAAGATTCAGCCGAGAGATTGGGATGCAGAGGATCTTGATAATGGTGTGTATTACACAATGGAAGCCGCACAAAGAGTACAACTCATAAAGAAGAAGTTTGGGTGGGATAGAAAATGGATAAATCAACACCCACCGCATGAGCATATAGCAGCTTTTAACACTATGCAACATACTCCGTGGAAGATAAACATGCCTGTACTAAGGATTCAAAACCTTATGTTTAGACAGAACCTAGGGGGTTTACCTGAGAGGCGTAACGATTTAATAATTCAGTTTCCCGATGAACTAAACAAAGACAAGAGTTCCTATACATGTGAAGATAAGGAGTTGTTTAGTACGTGGCGAAAGAGTATGGCCGAGTACTACACAGAGGAACGCAAGAGAAAAGGGCAGACACTTGCGTATACACACATTCACAAAATGGCACTTGAACTCAGGGATTGGAAGCAGTTTTACTTCGGTTGGAACGCGGACTTTAGAGGAAGAGGATATTGCCTTACGCCATCGTTATCCCCTCAAGGATGTGACACTGGCAGAGGGCTATTGCAATTTGCTAAAGAGGAGGAGGTTACAGAGAGTGGGTTGAAGTGGATGGCGCTAAGTATGACATCTAAGTTTGGGGCAGATGCGCAAAGTATAGATAAGAGAGTGCAGTGGGTTTATGATCGCGAAGATATGATCAGAGATTTTGTGGAAAACCCTATAGACACAAGGGATCAGTGGTTGAGAGCTGACAAACCCTTTCAATTCATAGCTAGTTGTTTCGAGTGGGCTAAAACAGGATACGGAGTGAACGATAAAGCGTTAGTCTCATTACCAGTTGGTATAGATGGTAAGTGTAACGGATTACAACATTATTCCGCACTATTGAGAGATGAGCATGGAGCAAAGGCAACTAATTTGACACCATGCGAAGATCCAGAGGATATTTACGCTGAAGTAGCAAGTGTCACAATGGATAAGCTGAGAGGGTCACAAGAGCAACTAGCTAAGGAATGGATTGCTGTAGTGGTTACACGGAAGTGTGCAAAGAAGCCTGTAATGACTTTACCTTATGGAGCAACACAACACTCAGCGAGAGCATATATTAGGGAGTTCCTAGTAGATAATAAGTATATACTAGCGGAGCATGATATTGCACAAGACAAGCAACACTTAAATGATATGACTAACTTTTTAACTCCCTTACTTTGGGCGAGTATAAAAGAGGTAGTACGTTCAGCAATAGTGGGAATGGCGTGGATTCAGAGGAATGGTAAGAAGGTGGTAAAACGGGATGGGGATATAAAAGTAGTAACCCCCGCGGGATTTCCTGTATACCAAGCGTATATGATTGATAAGCGCACGGAAGTAAGGTCAGAGATACTAGGAACAGTTAGAGTGTATATTAATAAAACAACGAACCAGCCTAGTTTAGTAAAACACAACAACGGAATTAGTCCAAACTTAATACATTCACTTGATTCGACACATATGATTAGGATAATCAACAGTACTCATAAGATTACCGGAACTAACCTATTCAGTATGATTCACGATGAATACGGGACTCACCCGCAGCATATGGACGTTATGAGTAAAGTAGTGAGAGAGGAATTTCATAACTTATATAAAAATGACGTGCTAGCAGACTGGAAAAAACAGCTTAGTATAGATGAAGAATTACCTAAGTATGGGACGTATGATATAGGCTCTATACTAAGTGCAATGAACGCATTTATATGAGGTGGACATGACGGTGCAAAAAGTAGAAGATAGTATAGTGGGTAATAGACAATTCATGGTAGCAGTTGTGACGGACTTGGAAAAGAAGTTTGGTTACATGGGTTACGCCATAACTGATACCATGGAATCTATTCAACGGAAGGAAGGTAGGAGGGACGTAGTGGAATACTTACAAAGAGAGTATCTGAATGGATAAGCAATTAATTACAAAAGACTTTGTGATAAAGTTTGTTATGAAGGAGTTAATGCCCTTGCAGGATAGGTGGTTAGAACGTAGCCTAATTGAACGGCGAAGCATTATAAAAAGATTTGAGGATAGGGTAGAAGAGTTAATGCAGGTTGAAGCATATGATTTTAATAATGGCTTAAAGCATTACTTTGGTGATAAAACATATGGAAGAGAAATATTTATAGATGCGGGGACATTATTAGTAGGAGGAACATACAAGGAACCTCAAATTAACATAATGTTAGAAGGTAAAGCATTTATAATGACAGAGAACGTAGCAGCTTTAATGGAAGCGCCTTACGTGTTTTCAAGTGATGCTAATACTCACAAAGTAGGTTTTATAATAGAGGACATGAGATGGGTAACAGTTGTAGCTAGAGATAACTCAACAGTTAATCCAGAGGAGATAATGGAAGAACATACAGTAGGAGGTGTGTAGTATGTCACTTGGAATAAGTGCAGTAGCGTGGGCTGTAATAGGTGCAGCAGCAGCAGGGGCAGGTACAGCAGTGTACGTACAAGACAAAAATGAAGACGCTGCACAAGAGGCTGCAAGACTGTCAGAGATCAACAGGAAGAAAGCTGCAGATCAATCGTATGCTAACCAGTTGGCAGCGGAGGCTAGAAATGAAGCCGCAATGCTAGCTGAAGAAGCCAGAGCGAAGGCGGAAAATCAAAGATTAGCAGATCAACAGTCAAAGAGAAACAAGGACGCAGCAAAGAAGGCGCAAGAAAAGATGGACGCAGACGCTGCAAGAGCGCGTAGAGCTTCGGTGTTCTCTGAGACAGAAGGTGAAGGACAAGGTACAGTAGGAGAGATAACACTTGATGTAGATGATGAAATAGACGAGGAAGAAGAAGCACAACGTCAAGGTCTAAGCGTATAGGAGAATTATGAACTATGAGCAAATGCTAAAGACTGGTAGGCCGGATGAACTAAAGCTGAAGAGCCAATACAGTAAGCTGGATAACGAAAGAGAAACTATAAATAGTCGTAACGAACAGTATGCAGGTTGGACTTTACCATCTTTATTTCCAAAGGATGAGGAAGACGAAACAGCAGAGGTTCAGTATGATTATCAGTCATTAGGTGCTCAACTTGTTAATAGCTTAGCTAATAAAGTTGTAAAGACTTTGTTTCACCCTGCTAGACCCTTCTTTAAAGTAGATTTAACAGGAAAGCAGCGAGCAGAACAAATATCTGCTAGAGGGTCAGAAGCACAGCTAGATAAAGAACTAGCAGCATTAGAGCGAAAAGGATTGAAGTCGTTTAACAAGACTAATAGTTTAACAGAATACGTGAAAGCGGCTAAGTTAGCTATTGTAACAGGAGAGGCTTTAATACAATCCAACGAGGCTACTAACGATAAAACTATACACTCACAGCGAAATTATGTTGTAGAAAGGGATAGGGTAGGTGGCACAGTGCGTTGTATAATTAGGGAGAAGAAAAGACTTACATCACTTCCTAGACGTATACAACGAGTAGCAAAGGCTGAACTAAGTAATGCTCAACCAGACACTTTAGTAGATTTATACACAGGTATAATACGTGTAGGAAAGTACTATTATGTATGGCAAGAGGTAGAAGATTCTGCAGCGATAGGTTTACCAGGAAGGTATTCAAAGGCTACGCTACCATTTAAGTTTATGGTATGGGATTGGATGAAAGGTAGAACATACGCTATTGGGCTTGTAGAACATAATGCTGGAGACTTTAACTCTTTAAGTAGATTGGCAGCAGCAATTGATGACTATACTATAATAGCAACAGACCTAAAGATATTAGTTAACCCTAGTGGGCAGACTGATATAGGGGCTATTAATAAGGCAGCGTCAGGTGCGGCAGTACCAGGACTAAAAGACGACATAAGTATATTAAAATATGAAGTGGCGCAAGTAGCAGAGTTTCTACAGTGGCGGTATGAAGGTTTACAAAGAACGCTAGGGGCACAATTTTTAATGTCGTCTGCTACGACAAGAGATGCAGAGCGTGTGACAGCGGAAGAGATCAGACGTAACGCTATGGAACTAGAAAATATGCACGGTGGTATATACTCTAGGTGGGCTATACAAATTCAACATCCAGAAGCACGAGCTATTCTAAGGATGATGAGTGATAAGTTAGCGCAAATAGATGTAACTATATTAACAGGATTAGATAGCTTAAGTAGAGCTACTGAACTTGACAATATGAGAGCGTACATATTAGATCTAGCACAATTAGCCAGTCTACCTAAAGAGGTTCTGATAAGGACGAAGATAGAGAGTATAATGGCTATACTTGGAGCAGGCCATAGCGTAGATTATGATAAGTTTATGCGAAATGAACAGGAAACGAGAGAAGAAGAAGAAAGACTAATGAAACAACAAGCTGATATGGCTAACATGGGAGTTAAGCCCACAGCACAACCAACGGGACAGTAATGGCAATAGAAGAAGGAAAACAAACAGATGGGACATCAGCGAAACCAACACCAGAAGCAGAAGCAGCTAAAGCAGCAGCAGCTACAGCAGCAAAGGTCGCAGCGGACAAAGCAGCGGCAGATGCAAAGCTACTTGATGGAAACGGAAACCCGAAGTCAGAAGATGTCCTTGCAAAAGAGGCTGAAGCAGCAGCAGCGAAAAAGAAACCAACTGAAGCAGAGCTAGAGCTAGGTAAAAGTAAAAAAGCACTAGAGGACTCAACAAAGGTAAAAGCTAAACAAGTTGAAGATCTAGTGGTATCAGCAGGTATAATACCGGCAACACTAATAGCTAATGCAGACCAAGAAACAGGTGCGCTAGGTGTTGGTGATAAAGCGAAGTTGATAACTACTCATGGTGAAGCAATTGCAGACTTAATCGAAGGAAACATTAAGAAGCTATTAATGGACACGAGGAAGTACAGCACTGCAAAAGATAAAGCTGTGTTCGATCAGGTAGCTAAAGAATTCAAAGGGGTGACTAAACAAGGTGGAGAAGAGACTTGGAAGGAACTAGCTGGTTGGGTGAAGAAGAACATGGATGTCGGTACGCGTAAAGAGTATAACAAGATGTTAACAGCAGGCGGTTTGCAAGCCAAGTTAGCAGTGAAAGAAATGGTGAATGCGTTTAAGAAAGATAACGATATGACTATTCCTGCACAGTTGGTAGATGGGGATGGTGACGCTAGTGTTGGCTCTGGCGGGTTTATTACACGATCAGAATATATGAAGCAACTTGATGTATTGCAGAAAGCTGGTCACGATTATGACTCGTCACCAGAGATAGCAGCATTGAACAAGAAGCGAATGAAGTCCATTAACAGTGGAAAGTAGCCATAAGGCAACAATTTTAAGAAGGAGATAACATGACTATTCTTAATCAAGTAACATCGCAGAGCCCCGCAAGGGATGGACACAAAGGCGGTATTGACACAGGTTCAGTTAATCCACTCTATATTGATCAGTATGGTGGTGAAGTAGAGCACAGATTCCTTAAAGAGAGCTTTATGCGTAACTTCTTTAAGTTTAAGTCTGTACGAGGTACTGATACAATTACTAATGATCGTATTGGTCACGGTCAGCTTCAAAAGGTAACTCGCGGGAAACGCCCTGTGGACAATAGCCCTACCTTTGATAACATTTCAATCAAAGTAGATACACTTGTATTGGCGAGAGCTAACCAGTTCCTACTCGATGATTTTCTCTCTCATATTGATGTCCGTAAAGAGATTGGATTGGAGCATGGTAAAGAAGTAGGTAAGTTCTTTGACGAGTCTTTGTTGGTGCAAGGTATTAAAGCATGTCAGATTACATCAGTTGATCCTACTGGAGTAAGGTCTGGTGGATGGGAAGATGCTGACCCACATTCAGGAGCTAAGCCGAGTACTATTCTCCGCACAGCACCAGAGGGGCATCAAGGTGGCACACCTGTTATCCTGCCAGCAGCCTTGGATGAAAATGATCCAGATCTGCTAGTAGCAGCTATTTATAATATGTGCCAAGGTATCGAGGAGAAAGACGTAGATATCATGGACGCTGTGATACTGGTTCGACCTGCACAGTATTATGTACTGTTGAACAACGATAAGTTGATCAATAAGGACTTTAGTGCATCTAATGGTGATTATGCCATGGGAACTGTACTGCGAGCTAATGGAGTTCGTTTGCAGCGTACTAACCGATTTCCAACAGCAGCAAAAGTAGGAGTCGAGAACTTCTTGTCTAATGCCGGAAACGGTAGCTCTTACAATGTTTCTCAGGCAGATGCTGATTGTGTAGCAGTACTGATTACACCTAAAGCCTTGCTTGCAGGTGAGACTATTCCTTTGACTTCTAAGGTTTACTACAGTGATGTAGAACTTCAGTGGTTCATTGATAGTTACGTTGCCTTTGGTGCAACACCTAATAGAGCAGAAGTAGCAGCAGGTATATTCAAGTTTAATGTAGGGCAGTAAGTAGTACTGATGTAGAGTGACATTTAGGGGTAGGCCGATTAAATTTGGTCTACCCCTTTTTGTGAACCTATAACGGAGGATGTATGAATAGAGATGGAAAACCATGTGCACATAAAGGATGTTTACAACATACGACACATCCATGTGAAGGTTGTGGAAGGATAAATGGAAAAGGAGATACGAATGGATTATCAGGACGCAGTGGATTTAGTTTTACAGTTTACGGGAGAGACGCCAGTAAACGCACCAAACGAACATCCTTTGCAGGGAACAATAGCAAGGTTCATAAATAGCGCTATGGCAAGGGAACAGTTACTAGACTGGTGGTTTAATGTAGATTATGGTATTACGTTACAACAAGACTCAGTGGGGAAAGTTCCGATCAGTTCGCAAATTCATAAAACAGTGTTCGAGAATAGTAATTTTACTGTGCGTGGAAACTGGGTGTATGATAAAGTGAACCAAACGTATCTAATAAAAGAGGACGTGTTAGTGGTAAAGGCCACACGACAGTTGCCATGGGAAGATATGCCTGAGTTAATGCAGCAATGGTGTATGTTTCAAGGTGCAAAGTATTATATATTAGGTACGATAGGAGATGGGGGTTTAATAAAAGAATTACGAGGGGAAGCAAGCAGAACGCTAGTTATGCTGAAAGTGCAAGATATAGAAGAGAAGAACGTGAATATATTCAACACACCTCAAATAGCAAGAGCACGTACACGAAGAAACCCATATGTGAGGAGATAATATGAGAGCGAGTGGAGAGTATCCATCACCTATACATGGGGTGAGTACAATGCCCAGTAGTACAGTGTTATACGGATATGCAAAAATACAAGAGAACTTCAGATCAGACCCGATAGAAAAATTAAAGAGAAGGCCACCATTAATGCACGAAGGTATACTCTCAGTAATAGGAGTGGGAGACGAAGCTAGACATGTGTTTACACGTAACGGGGTGGAGCATGAGGTGTTAGTTAGGAAAGATGGTACAGTAGTGGGGATGATTGACGGTGTATTACAAGCAACAGAGGGTGATTTACTACCGTACGTGAATGATACAGAAGACAGTGACGTAGATTTAGTAACGATTAATGATACTACTTTTGCTTTAAATAGGAATAAAGTGGTAGAGTTAGATCCTAAAACAGACCAGTCAGAAGGTAATTATATTAAAGCTAGTTACGTAAATGTATTGACCGCATTGAATTATGGAGAAGTAATCACATTAAGTATAAAAGATGTGGATGGTGTAGCTATACAAACAGTAACTCATACAGTGCCTAACATTGGATCAGACTTATCTAATTACGATGCAGCGGACAAAGCTAGAGCAACAGCAGCAGTAGCAACAGCGTTGTTTAATGCAGTAGACGGAACTAAAGTGAGAAAATCTCATAAGAGTTCTACGTTATCAATACGGGCACTATTAGATGAACATATAACACTAGAAATAGAATCTGGTCAAGGTTCGCAGTCAGTAGTAGCTATTAATAAAGTAGCAAGTAAGACTACAGGGCTACCATTGTTTGCTATAGTAGGGTCATTGATAGAGATTAATCCAGACCCGAATACAGAAAAGGGAGCATACTTTTTAAAAGCTACAAGGATAGCGGAGAACCCACCGGAGAACCCAGAATTAGAAGAAGTAGTGTGGGCAGAATCAAGAGATCCAGAACAAAAGTATTCACTTAACCCTGAAACAATGCCATACACAATAGTGTTCGATCAGGAAGGTAAACTTATAGTAGGGCAACCAACATTAGGGTGGGAAGAAAGAACTACAGGGAACAACCTATCAGTGAAAGTCCCTAAATTTGTCGGTCAGACCATAAAACGTTTGGGTTACATGCAAAGTAGAATGTTGGTGTTAACAGGAAGTAACTGTGTAACCACTAGAGTAGATGATATATTTAACTTCTGGAAAGCTAGTAGTATAAAGCTATTAGTAACAGATCCTGTGAGTGTAGCAAGTAATGCTGTTAATATAGATACGTTAGAGCACCTTTTACCTCATAACAAGGATATGTTGATAACAGGTGCAAACGCTCAGTTTAAGATACTAGGTGCAGTAAGATTAAGTCCGGAGACTGGGGCACTAGCTCTAACAACTTCTATTGAAGTAGACACACAAGCAAAACCAGTGGCTATGGGTAATAGTGTGTTCTTTCCGACGAGAGAAGGGAAAAACGCTGGAATAGTGGAATACACAGGAGAAAAAGACACAGGACAAGATAAGGGTAAAAGCATCACAAATCACGTGGCAGGGTTACTAAGAGGAAGAATAACAAAGTTAGTAGCTAACTCCACGAACGAGATGTTGTTGGTGCAAACAGATGGGACGCCTAAGAATGAAATATTTGTGTTTGAACAGTTCACAAATAGTAAAGGTGAGAAGCAGCAGAAGTCATGGAGTAAATGGATATTTCCTGAAGGATTAGATATCATAGATATAAACTTAGAATTTAACAAGTTAAGTTTAGTGTCTTTACTTAATGGTAAGTTGTGGAAGCATGCTGTATTTATTGAAAGTAAAAAGGCTACAGAAAGTAATACAACAATCTACTTAGACAATAAAATAATACTGAACACAACAGGACAAGTAGTTACTCTACCAGCTACATACGAATGGCATGCGGATAACATAGTAGTGCGAGGGGAAGGTTGTGATCTTCCTTTGTTTCAAGTGGAGTATTCGTATAATGAAACATCACATGAATTACTTTTAGGGGAAGATGTGGGAGCAGGAGAAGTACATATAGGGTTATTATCTCCTGCTAAGTATGTACCATTTAGACCATACAGAAGAAATAGACAAGGACAGGTACAGACAGAAGAAAAGTTGAGAGTATCTAACGTGTTTATTGAAGTAAGTGATTCGTATGGTGTAAGCATGGAAGTAGATTCTAAGTACTACTCACCAAACAAAATGTTATTCTCTAGTGAGTTTGTAGGGCAATCCTTAGTAGGGGAGAAAGAGCCGTTTACAGGGGTGTACAATTACCCCTTCATGAAAGACCCTGACTTAGCAGAAGTATTAATAGCTACAGATGGATACTTAGGATTAACAATAACTAACCTTAGATGGAGAGGGCAGTTTACAAGATTAACAACTATCATATAGGTGATATAATGGCAGGAGAAGCGTCAGCATGGGGTGGACTTGTAAGTGCAGGGATAGGGTTAGCAGCAGCATTCGCTAGTAAACCTTATTACGCTGTGCAGCAGTACGATGTCAAACAATTCGGAACTAAGAAATACCATATGTCAGCAGCCCCCGTCCCAGATAATTCAGTGGACGTATACAACAGAGCGTATGCTAAAGCTGCTGGAAGAAGGAACTCACTGGAGGTGATGTTTAAGGGCGAAAGGGATATAACGAGTGCTAGATTAAAAGGGGTTAAAGAAAGAACATCTATTGGACTATCTCAAGATGAAGCGGAAGCGAATATTAAGCTGAATGCAGCATGGGGTGGAGTAAGAGGTGGAAGTATAAAGGATAATATATACCAAACTCATGCTAATGCTGCCTATAGAATAGGTGATCAAGCAACAGCGGAAGATAACAGTATAGAGAGAGGGAAAGCGTCAGTATACAAGGGAAAGAGTGGAGCGGCTGTAACGAAGGATGATTATAGTGTACACACACAATTCACAGGTGGAAATCATGTGTTTGGTAGTGATGCAGTAGCTCCTACAGATAGAGCTATTGGAGGGAGTGGTTACTCATTATCTGGAGCTATATTAGCCAGTTTAAGCGCATTCGACAGTCAATTCTTTAGCGATTTAGGATTAGCCTTGGAAGACTCACCGGATAGTATGAATAACTTTGTAATCGGGAACGATTGGAATAACACTGACAATTTAGGATTAGTGTAATGGAAGATAAGAATGAAGGATACACAAATACAGAGGTAGTGGAACAGCAAGGAAGAGTTAATGCTGTTCACACTAAGGAGGGGCCAACTAATCTAGTTAGACACTTGAATACTGAAGTAGCGAATGTACCACCTAATCAACAACTTGATGTACCACAGTTCGGGGATGTAGGTAATAAGATGTTTACACAGGGTGTGAATGAATTAGCAAAAAGTATATCTGGTATAGCAGAGGTGTCAAGAGAGGGTTGGAGAAAAGAAACAGTTAACAAGCTAGCGCTTAAAGCTAGTGCTGCACAAGGTACAGACATAGCAATAAATTCTATAGCTGCAACGAAGAAAAGAGATCCATTTATGGCTGCTGTATTAGGGCAGACAGTTACGAGTAGAGTAGCAGAAGCTCAAAGTGTGCAAAATGCTACGACAGCTTTATATAATACGGCTAGTGAGGAGATGCCTCAGTTAGCAGGTCTACCAACAGAAGAAGCAATGGAAGTATTAGCTACTAGGGGGGAAGAGTTTGTAGCACAAATACAGGACCCTGAGATGCGACAAGTAGCGTTGGATAACCTAATGAGTCATATGCCTAAGCTAGCACAGCAACACCATAAAGAACGCTATGCTTTAATGAGGAACAAACAAGTACAAAACAATAGAGAAAGTATAATAAACTCTAGGATAATGTTTGAGAACACTAAAAAGATCGCGGTGTTACCGGAAGAGAAAATAGCACTAATGGTAGGGTACGCTAAGTCAATTTATGATGTAAATGACCCGACAGGTATGCAACAGGATGATGTTTCTAAGAAAGAGTTTAGAACATTAGTGCATACACAAGCAGCAACAGATTTACGTAATGGGAATAAAACATTGTACGATGCTATAAAAGGTATCCCACAAGGTAAGCCAAATGCTTTAACTAGTTTAGAGAGGGAAGGCTTTAGAGAAGCGGAAACAGCATATGATAGAAATAGAAACACTATGGCGGGGCAAGTTGTAGCAGCAGCAGAATTAGGCTTACTAGCGGCTGCAACACCAGAGGAAACAGATGCAGCTATACAAATAGCAAAGCAGGATTTGAAGACGTGGTCATTAAGTGGGACGCAATCCGAACTAGATATAAAGAATAAAACTGTAAGAAAAGTTCAGATGGAAAAGTTGTTTGCTAGACATAAAGGTGCATGGGCTAAAAACCAAGTAGATATGGAAAGAACAGATCAACTAGATAATGCACACACATTAGGGGATATAGCATACACTCAATTAATGGGCACTGCTACTAAAGCAGAAAAGAAGTATATGAGTAATATTCAGTTACGAGACTTTATTACAGAAACTTCTGGTATGCCAAAAGATCAGGCTACAGAAGCAGGGTTGAATGTGTTCACAACAGGGTTACATTTTAAAGATGACGATGGAAGCGATAGGCACATGTCTGGTGTGACAGTAGCGAAACAGTTCGTAAGAAGCATGCGGGATAGTACTGGCCCTGTACCAGATGTAGTACAGAACTTCGTGGATACTAAAATGAGAGGTATGACGCGAGGTGAAGGAGAGGATGGGAAATGGTATTCTCAAGAGCAACGTAATAGTTTCAGAGTTATGGAAGTATTAGCAGATATGCCTGGAATAACTATGTCCACAGACGAAAAGGTGCATTTAGAGTTTATGCGTAGAGGTTTTAACGCAGACGAATCACCTGAAGCTATTGAAGCTCAGTTTAAGAACTATCAGAATAACAAAGGACTACAAGATCAGACACAGATTCCTAGAAAGGATAGGAAAGAAAACTTTAGGAATTTAGTAACTAATTTAGTAGGGCATAAGGTATCTGACAGGGTAATAACAGAGTACGAGGATTTGTATGGACACATAGCACAGTCAGTGGGATACGATCACAAGATAGCAGAGGCTGTATTTAACAAGGAAGTGAAACAAAGCTCTAGCGTAGTGCAAGGACTTGTAGTAGCTAATGGAAGAAAACTCAACAAGGAGTTAGGTGGTTCGTATGACTTACGTGAACTACTTAGTAGCATGGGCACAGTTACAAAAGAGTCTGAGTTAGGAGTGAGTATATCCATTGGAACACCAGTAATGATGGCTATGTTTGGAGCAGATAGGGATAGTGACCAAAAGACATTAACTGATACAAGTAGGTTGCGCTTCTCTAACATAGATTTCATTCCTGGGGATGATAGTGTAGAGTTTACAACAATTGGTGGTGGAGTTACGCGTATACCAATGAGTACTTTAAAGAGTGCTAGTAAACAGTTGGAAGTAGCCAGAAAGAAAGCAGAGTTTACAATGGCAGTAGATAAGCAAATGACATTGGAAGGTAGAGAAACTGAGTTACATTATATGGGGCCACAGGCCGCAGACATAATGAGGACAGTGTACGATACTGGTGCAACAACTGGAATAAGAAGCAGAGAGCCGACAAAGGCAGAAAGTTCATGGGTAGTGCGAAAAGCATTATCCTTATTTAGTCAATAATGTATCCGTTAGGAGGGTATAATGAAAGTGAAAGTAGACAGGGTAATAGATGGAGATTCAACGATTTATACCACTCCTGACGGAGAACGCTTGAGAAGTAGATCTAAGAATACAGCATCATTAGAATCAACAACAACAACAGGAAAACAATCGTTAAAAGGTATAGATCAAACTGCTAGGGTTAAGACTTATGTTAAGCCAGAAGATACTTTAGAGATAGAAGATAATCCTGATAGAGGAGTATTTGATAGAGTTCTAGTATCACCTCAAAAAATGTACAATGGCGAACTAGTAGATGTTAATGGACTGAAATCAATGTTGGGTGATAATGCTTACTATACTAAGTATGGTTTAAGTGACGATAACCACGGGAACTTAAAGACAACGTATAGTAAGTGGTTACCCTATCAATTTAAAGATAACGTAGCTCCTTTGACACCAGAGGAGTTTGAAGAAATAGATGCAAAGTTACCCGTGTTACAACGGACTATAGATAGTATGAAGACAGGGGACAACGATGAGAAACAACTGTTCCTAGATACTATGATAGGCGATTTATTTGGTGGGGATAAAGCTGATAAGGTTGCAGCGTACCTCGATATTAAGAAGAGGCGAGAGCTCACGATTGATATGGAGGGTGCACCTCTATCAGCGGAGAAGATAATGCGGGATGCTTTCAAAGATCCACGCATGCAGGAAGAGTGGGATAGATCAGTAATGTCAAGAACGAGTAGTGACGATGTGCGACTAGCGTACAAAGGCACACATCACACGTGGCAAGAGAAAGCTGGTGCAGCTATGCAATTGTTCAACGATATGAGTAACTATATAGACAGAGGTAATCTGTTTGCAGCAGAGAACTCTAACTTAAAGATAACAGATGAGCGGTTAGGTAGCGCAATGACGGACATTCCTGCAGAATTTAGAGGTATAGTAACAGATGAAGCCAGGAAATACGGTAATGAGAGGGCGTATGTTAAAGCTAGACAACTGAAGAAGGATATACAGTCACATGCTATATTTGATGATGCTAACATAGCAGAGCAATTCCTGTATGGGGCAGGAGCGTATGTAACAAGTTTAGGTAGTGTAGCAGTAGGAGCGAAAGGGTTCTCTCTAGCTAATAAAGCTACGCAGGTTGTAAGAGCTTGGGAAGCTAATTCAGCTATAAAAGCGTTAGCCACAAGTGGAGCATGGACGGGAGCTGCCTTTACAGATTCAGTAGCTATGGAAGCACCAAGATTACTGGGAGATGCAACATACTCTCCGGAAGAGATGGTGGTAGATGTAGTATTGGACACCGCGTTAGGAGCTGCGTTACCTTTAATGCTGATGGGAGGATCTAAAGTGATTAAACCCCATGTGCGACAACATTTAGTAGATGGACATGTAAATAAAGCATATGGAACAAAAACTATAGAGAAGGAGCTATATGAAAGTACGAAAAGAGCACCGTCGAACAACGAACAGTTGGGGGCAGGGATTAAAGCATGGGAGGAGGCAAGAGGACCTCAGCCTGGAGGAGAAGCTGCTCATGCTACAAATAGGGAGACAGTTGGTACCACTACTGAAAGTAACCCACCTGATGCTAGTGTTAATAATAATAATGGGACTGAGTCACATGTTAGCCCTATAGGAGATAGACCACCGGTAGTAGGAGAAGATGGAGTACCTAGATCCACAGGTGAAGTAGACGCTGAGAGGTCGGTAAGTAACGAGCGTAATTTAACAGGCGCAGAATTATCATCAATTCGTAGTCAAACAGCAGCAGAAGCTTTAATAGATGGTGGATGGGTAGCAAGTGGGTTAGACGCTACGCACACAGCAGCTAAGAAAAGTATTGGGTTACTAGGTAAGCTAGGCCAAGGAATGGCCGATACTACTGGAAAAGCTATGTCGCATAGTATGCAGTTAAGTGATAATGCTGCAATGCGGTTCATTGGGCATAATATACTCGAAGACCCGTCAGGATACGCAGGTAATATGAAGAGACATTCCACAGCAGCGATGTCAGCTACTAAAGAGAAGAACTCAGCACTAAGCCTGGTGTTACCAGATTACGCTAGACATATAGAAGAATGGTCTATAAAGAAAGGAAGTATGTTTCATGAGACCTTTAAAGCTAAGTGGGGCACACCTGATGGTAACAAGCTGGCGAAACAGTTTGAGAAAGAGTTTATAGAGGCTATTAACGCTAGAAAAATGGGAAGGAATATAGAACATGTATCCCCTAGTATAGTGAAGATGTTGAATAGCTGGAAGAACTTTACAGACCATATGGGTAATAGGGCTATTGAAGAGAGCTTACCAGGCTGGACTAAACTACGACAGAACTACTTTCCCCAGATTAGAGACAATCAAAAGATGGCTAACTTTATACAGAAGAATGATACTGGATCTACTAGCTTAGAAAGATTGTTTGAGAAGGGAATGTTAAGTACACGGGAAGCAGGGTTGCATGATTTAGACAAGGTAACTATTAAAGACCTAGCTAGAAAGATGGTGGAGCAAGCTAAGACAGGGCAGAAAGAGCTACCGAAGAGTACGAGTGAAAAGTTAGGTAGAGCACAACATAGAGTGGAAATGGATTGGAGTGTCACAGAAGGTGACTTAACACTACATGATTTCCTACAAACTGATATAGCTCTAACAGCGGATAAGTACTCCAGCGACTTAGGTGGTAGATTAGGACTAAATGAAGTAACTGGGGGTAAGATAGTAACTGACGCGGATATTCAAGGATTTAAAGATGTGGCACATGCAACCAATGCAGAAGCTATTCAAGCGCTAACTAACGCAGGTGATTCTATGGGTGCTGCTAAGTTAGAGAAACAATTTGCTAAAGAAGTACAAATGATGGATGAATCATTTAATATGGTATTAGGCAGACCACCAGGAAAAGTATTAGCACCTGAGTTACGCCACTTAAAGACATTCACAACGTTAACACGAATGGGTGTGTTAGGGACATCTCAGAGTATCGAGACAGGGAATATCATAGCTAGGAACACAATGGATTTATTTACAGATCCTGAAGTACTAAAGCATATGATGGCAATGAAACCTGACACCCCAGAGGGTAAGAAGTTACTAGAAGACGTAATGAATATCACAGGAAGGACTGTGGACATGGAGTATCTACATAGACCACAACAAGTGTTAGACGAAGAAACTATGAAGTCTTATAGTGGCTTACGTCAGCTAAGTGTAATGTTGGCTGATAAAGCTACTGGTGGGAGTATGAAACAACCAGCATCCAGGCTGCTAGGTAAGACGAGTATGTTTAACTGGGTGCAAAAACATCAATCCGAGTATGTACAAAAGAGCTTTCTAATACATACAGACAGATATTTCACTAAAGGAAAGAGTAGTATAAATCCAAAGCGGATGATTGATCTAGGGTTGATTGACTTGGATGGTAAGAACACAGAACTAGCACATGTGTTTAATAATGTAATAAAGAAGAACGAGCATGGGCACATAATTGATTTACAGTGGGATAAGTGGAGTGCTAAAGCTAAGAAAGAGTATATGTCAGCAGCTCAGAGAGATGAAGCTCAACGGCTGCAACAGACTTTTGCAGGAGAGGCACCGGCTTATTACAATAAACCGTTAATGAATCTATTATTTCAATTCAGAGAAGTACCTCTAGTAGCACAGAACAAGCAGTTAGCACGTAATTTAATGTTTGGCGACGTGGAAGCAGCTAGTAGTGTTATGTTAAATCTAGCGGTGGCAGGTATGGTAAGGTTTGGTTGGTTGGCAGGCATGGGTTATGCTAAAGCAACAGTGGAAGGAGAACGAGATAGCTTTAGGCTTCCTAAACTAGATAGACTGGATATAATGAGGTATATGGCGTCAGGAGGGATGTTACCAGATGCTATTGAGATAGCTAACAGCGGGTTTCAGTCGTATAACCAAAAAGATGCTTATCAAGTGTTTAGACAAATACCAGCATTAGGAGTATTAAAGGATGCAAAAGATTTTGCTCTTGGTAACAATGAAGTAAACACGAGAGCTGAAGCAGTGCAGGGTTTAACATTATTAGGTAACACTGCATGGATGGATGTAATTCATACTATGTTTGTTAAGAACATAAACGAGATGGCTACTTTTAAAGAACAAGAAGGAGAATAATGAAAACATTAAGAAGGACTATAAGTGATGGTGTACAGACATTGTACAACATTGACTTTGAGTTAGGGTACTTTGAAAGAGAGCATATATTTGTTTACTCAGGTACAGACAACTCTAAGTATGAGACTCAGCTAGCATACATGTGGCAGAACGATGCACAGATAGAATTACTTAATCCTGATGAATATGTAGTAGGAACAGTAATAAACATTAGACGTGTAGTACCACG